AGGTAATTTACTATGTTCACAGCTAATACGATCAGCTTGGCTTGGTGTTGGAGGTGTTGTCGGGTGACTATGAACAACAGCAGTTATTTCTCCCAAGCTATCTGCTTTTACATAATCTTCTGGATTTAAAATAAATTCTTGATGATTTGTTATTGCTAAATTTTGACAAGGATAATATTTATGTCTACCTCTGATGTTTAATAAAAGTCCTACAGCTTCTTTAGGATCTTGGTCTTTCGCATGAACCAATGCGTCATCTTTCCAACTCATTGAGTAAACGTACCAATGCTAGGAAATAAAGCACGAGTACATTGACGTTTTGGTGCTCGAACTCCAGCCATGTCAATAGCTCCTGCTAATTCAAATTCTACAACTTCTCTGTTTTCTTTTGCTTTTCTATCTACAGTAAAAACTTGACGTTTAAATTCTGCTGTAGGATCTGGTGTTCCTAAAGGATTAGAACTTCCTGGAAAATTAACAGCATCTAAAAATCTTGCCATTGTTCTTATTCTTGTAAAAGTAGCTCCTGTTAAATCATTACCTGCTGTTGTTTGGTTAACAGTTAAAAGTATTGCTGATATTGTTCCTAACGCATTACTTACTACAAGTTTTGGTCTAGGAATTTGACCACGTTGATATGCAAAACCTGTAGCTTCTATAGGAAATCTTTGATAAGCATTACCAGCCCAAACTATTTCACCGTTTGCATTAAGATTAGACCCAGAATGAAATCTATAAGTTGTAGTCGCACTATGTAAAGAGTTGTCTAACTGTAATGTAAATAGTTCAATAATTGCAGAGGGATTTATTTTTTGAACTTCACTAAAAACAGGAGCAGTACTCATGGTTCAAAAACCTCTCTAAATGTTGCTTGTACTCTTGCTCTATTTAAATATGGTATAGATTTATTCCAACTTTCACAAACATATTGTGAAGCACTAGATTCTCCTGGAGGAGTAAACGTAAAGCTAGCACTATCATTTGCTCTTGCATCTAAAAATGTTTCTATAGTATCTGCATCTGTCTCTGATACCTCAAAAGTAAGACTATAAACTTTAGGATTTTGATGTTCTGCCAATCCAAATAATATTCTATGTTCGTATCCATCGGCAAATCTTACTGTTCTAGTATTAGGAGATGATCGTTTTTGTACTCCGTAAGTAGGAGTTATTGAAGGAAAAGTAGCCATTATGCAAGTAAACCTCCAGGTCTTTTTTGTTGCAATAATTCAGATTGTACTGCTACTGAGATAAGACGGCCAAGTTCTCTACCTCTATCTTCATCACCTTCTACATTAGAACCAGAAGCATCTACATTTACTACTACGCTAGTAGATCCTCCTAACTGATGATTTGGAGTGATACTTCCAGAAGATCCTGGTGTAAATAATTCTGGACCACGTTCTCCAACAATATAACTACCACCTGCTTTTACTGGTCCTCCGTCTGCCTTAAATAAACCACCGATTCCAGGTATGCTACCAAGTAATGAATTTACACCAAACTGTAAAAGTGTTCGGGAAATCTGACTAAATACACTGCTGGCTACCTCGCCTAAAGTTTTAGTTCCCTGTATTGCACCTTCTATAGCATCAACTATTCCATTTTCTATTGCTGAACCTATTTGTTTATACATAGTTTCAACCTTTTGTAGTTCATTTATAAGACGTAATTTATCTCCTATCTCCTGCTTAGTAAGATCAGTTCCTTTATCTTTAAACTCCACTATTTTTTGCTCTATAGTTGCTTGTTCTTTACCTACTTCTAAAGATCTTTGTAAGAAGGCTATTCGCTTATCTAAATTAGCTCCGATTGTTGGATCGGTTGTTCCTCCTAATAGACTTAAATCTCCTCCTAGACCTTCTTCTACTCCTCTAGATAATGACCTTTTTCTTGCGTCATTAGTAAGCATACCTGTTACTATTTTGCCCCTATCTTTTCTAGTTCCTCTTTCCTCTAAAACTATTTCGTTAAATCTTGCTAAATCAGCACCAGATAAACTTTCTTTAAAGTTTTTAAACTGTGAAGGAATAGTAAATCCCGACAATATTGTATTTAACGCATTTATTCCAGGAAGTATGGCTTTGGCTAATACAGCTTGAATAGAAGCTCCGAGTTGACCAAATGTTCTAGCTAATTCTCTAGAAGATTTTCCAACTTCTTTTAGGCGTTCCAAACCTTTACCGCCTAGAGCTATTGTTAGTTCTTGGGTCAGTAGTTTGTTAAGCTCCTGTTGTTTGCCTAGTTTTTTAAGTTGTTCTGCTCTTTTTTGGGTTGCTTCGCTACTGAACAGTGATTTTTCCGTAACAGTTGCTAAAGCTGTATCTACATTTTTTAGTCCTTCTCCAAATGCCTTAACACCATTTATAGTATTTGTTAATGTCTGAAGTGCTGCTGTGGCTGCAATACCTCCTGCAAAACCACCCATCTGTCCAAACATTCCACCAATACCACCACCTAAACCACCAGCAAGAGCACCTAACGGACCTTGCCCGAATAGTAAAGGAAAACCACCACTTATAAGAGCACTCTGTTTATCAAATCTTCTACCTAAATTTCGTAATGTATTTGGGCTAGATCCTGCACTTCCTCTTAATAGTTTGCCTGTTCTTTTGTCAAAGTTCAGTGCAGATTCAGTGGGAAGAGTAGAACTAGCAAATTGTGGTCCTATACCACCTGGGCCTATAGTTGCAAACTTACCTGAAGCTAATTGTTTTTGAAGTTGATTTTGCTTTGCAAGCTCTTCTGTTTGTTTTTGTTTTACCTTTAATTCATTCTGTTCAATCTTCAACTCTTCCATTGCTAATTTTCTTTGGATTTCTGCTGCTTTAAATAGCTTTTGATTGTCTAAAACAGCAGCCCTTCTTATATGTGCTCTTGCTTTGTCTACTTTTAAACCTTGTTCTTTCTGTTTTTCTATTAAATCTCCTATTTTTCTGGTCTGAATCATGGATGCCCGTTGAGCATCTTGCATTTTTAGTTTTTCTTTCTCTACTTTTAGAGTGTCAGCAGATATTTTTAAAGGCTTTGCTAAATTTTTTCTAAATGTTGCTATTCTTTTTTCCAGCGTTTTTATCTTACCTTCTACTTTTGAGGTATCTAAAGTTATATTTACGCTGTAATTTGAACCAGCCACCAAAAAATTAATCAGATATTAAAAGTTTAGCGTACCTTACGCATTTGGGCTTGTTTTCGTGCGTCATCGTAGGCTTTATTCTCTTGTTCTACTTTTATTTGAAAGTATGCGTTCCAAGCAAACAGTTCTTGGGCTGACATTTTTTCTCTTATTTCCCTGTGTGTATAACCTAATTTTTCTGCTACAAAAAATTGTAAGAATACAAAACTGTCTTTTTCTAACTTAGCTTTTTACGGCATCGGGGCTTTCCTCCTCGCCCACTCCTTGCATTTTAGTCATTATGTCCAGTAGAACAGCTAAAGGTATTTCTCTTCTAAGTGCTGGTAAATCTCCTGATGTAAACATCTTTGTTCCTGTTTCGTCTTCTGCTTTTGTAACAATAACTTGTAATGCAAAGTCAAGACTTCCTTCTTCCTGGCCCTTGTTCATAGCTATTAATGTACTGTTTATGGTATCTCTATCGGCTATTGTAAGAGGCGACCAAAAGATTTTTAAGATAAGCTCATCCCCTTTAAAAACTGAGTAGCTACTACGTTCTTCGACATTGAAGGCTTGCTTCAGTTTGTCTATTGCTCTTACTGGTGACATAAAAAAATGTATTTATTCTTGTAGTATAACTCAACCGTAGACACTCGGCATATTACTTGTAAATCTTTTACTCGTTCCAATAAATGCAATATTTATATCAGATAATATAACTTTGTTTTTCGTGTATATTCTGTACCACTGAGGGGTATAGGTAAAAGTTAAAGGACTTTTTGCCGTTCTTCCTACATCTTCGTAAGCTATTATTCCCAAACCATTTACAGGAATTTTTGCATTTTTATTATTTATAGTAAATCCTGCATAATTTATCTCGTTTCCTATGTAGACAGGTTGAGCTAAAGATGTAAATACAGATTTTCTTTTTACGGGAACTCTAGCTGTTTGTTTTGGCACTGGACCACCTACTTTAGATCCAAGTTCAAAACGAAACTTACCTACTTTTTTATTTACTACTTTTGTAGGTTGCACTGGACTTGCAGATATCTTCCAACTTTTAGCAGAACTACCTGTCCACCAAGGAGCAAAAAATTGTAATTTATACGCTATTTCAGCAGCAGCACTTTTTTTCGCTTTTAATATATGATCTTCAAGATCTTTTGTTAAAAATGATATGTCTTTAGCCATTAGCAGTAAAAGTGCAGGTGATAGCACTTAAAAAATGGCTATCTTGTTCATTGTTTACAGTTGTCGGTCCAGCTAATTGCGATACACGGGGAGATACTGCAAATTTATCTACATAAGTAGAAGTATTTATTGATGTCAAGCCTGTTATGACTGATTCTGCTACTGCCGATGCACTTCCTGTTCCTTTGTTTTTTGGAGTCATAACTCCACAACTTATAGAACCACTGTAGTAAGTTTGGGCTGATCCTTGAGGTTGTGTAGTTGCTTGTGTAAAATCCAAACTAACCATTACATACTTTTTGTTTAACCCTGGAGTGTTAAAAGGAGTGTTATCAAAAACTACAGTTACAGTTGGGTCAGCATCCGATACTGCATCTTTTATAGCGTTTTCAAATGCTGCTCGTGCTTTTACTAAAGTCATTAGAAAATAACGTCAATACGGAATAGATATTCTTGAGCACCTTTTAACGTGCGAATATCTGTTATCTTAGCTCCTCTTGTAGATCCAGAAAATGTAAGAGTTATTTCATCTTGGAGTAATGGTTGGCTATCACCTATTAAATCTGGTGTTATGTATAGCCTTGCTATATTTTCTTGAAACCCTGATTCTTCGCTGGATTGTACAAATTCTATCGGAACTTTAATTTCATAAGTTGTATCTATGGTTATATATTCACCTGAGTCTGTGTCATAGCTAGATATACCCTTTCGAGTGTAAATAATTAATGAGTCTAATGCGTTCCCAAGTTGAGACACCACTTGTTTAGCTACACTTTTTAATACTGCGTCTAATTGACCTGCCATTATCCTCTAACCACTCTCATTTGGAAAGCTCCTGCTCCACCTAGCATATACGCTCCAAGGTAACTTTGTAACCAAGGGTATTTATCCATAATATTATTTACAGTTCCAGTTCCTTGACTATCTGTGTTGTACTTAACTTCTATATCTCCTAGTTTTACTTCAGAGAAGTTACCATCTGTTCCTGTATTGCCTGTCATTGCATCGGTGTCATTTGCCAATGCTCTAGATAACTCATATTGTGCATACTTAACATTGTTTGGAATTGTAGAACAAGCTAACTCAACTCCATCTACTTGATAGTTATTTCTAGGAAACTTTAATGCCTGACCAGAATCACATCTGTCTCCATAGAATACGAAGCTGTCGATCCATCGGGTAGCTGATATTAGTGCTCGGTTTTTTTGGTCGTCTGTTTTATTTGTCCAAGTTGAAGAATCTGGAACGGTTTCAAAGTAAGTATTAGCTTCTGCCAATGTGACATA